ATAACGTTTCGCAGGTCGAATCATTGCCAGCACTGCCGCTAACTCTTCTATAGACTTTGGCTTGCTTTGCCTCAGAATACTGCCATGACTATTCACATGGAACAGGTTCTGGATAAAATCTTCGTCTTGTAGTAGATCCCATAATGGTTCAGTCTCCATCAATTGAATAAGATGTGTTTCGTCTTTGACACCTTTATAGATGCCCACATTTAAAAAATCAATCTTGAAATATGCTTCTGCTTCTGGATGGTCATAAGGCACACTGCAAACAGCTTCTTGAGCACTCGCAGGAACACCATGCAGATACACCCCAGTGTTATGCTTGACCAATCTATCATTGTCAACGCGACTGGCTGGTACATGCTTGAACAACTTCAGAGCATGATCTCTATCTACAAAGTCTATATCGATATCAGGCATTGTCTTTGATCTCTGTAGGCGGAGCCCATGTAGCATAGTCTATCTTCTTCCACCGTCTAGGTCCCGGTGTGGTATAAGGAACATAGATCTCGCCAGTTTCTCTATCAACCAAAAGCCATTTCTCTGGACACTTGGTTGTGATAGTTAATTCCACAGCCGTGCTGTGTTCTTGAACTATAGTGCCGTCTATGAGTTGTCTTGACATCACTGCATCCTCGTAGTTTCAAATAACAGCAAAGGCAATGTTTCTGCTAAAAATTGTGCATATTCTTCTGCAGATTCTTCGTCGGCAAAATTTGAAAACTTCACATACACACAATGCTCATTGTCTTCTTCTGTGCTCATCACCTCTATATCAATGTCGTCGCTGGATATAGATTCTGGTTCTTGATTGTTTTCTTCTGTCACAGTATCTTGGCCTCCTTGATTACATCCTTGACCAGTTCGTGATCTGCTGGCAGTGTTTTAAATCTACGCAGCCAAAACTGTGGATCTATCACAGGCCCAATAATTTCCAATTGTTCGTCATTCATGCGAGTCAACATCTCTTTGCCTGACCGAGCATTCAATATCATCCAAGGACTGACCAATCCCTCTTTGATATCATGGGTGGCTCTGTTTAGATTCACATAGGCAAAATAGTGTTCCCATGCCGCAGAGTTTGATTCCGCCCATGACATCATGGTCATGATACTGCGTTGTATGGCGCCATCGGCAGGTTCTACTTTGATCAACTCTGCAATATAGCTCTGATACAATTCATCTCTGCACCAATGATCCAGTTTGACTCCGCTCTTGACCACATAGTCCACAAATCGTTCAGGATAGATGGGTGCTGTATTAACCAAGAAACTACCAAATTTCACAAAGGCTGTGTAGAAACTAGAACTAGCAAATTCTTCAAATGTCTTGGGCTGTTGTGCTTTTTGCGTGAGCTGATAGAATCTTTGGAATGTCAACAATCCCATTAACACATGTTTTTCATTGCGGCTGAGATGTCTACGTTTTTGTTCGCAGACATGCACCACCAAGGTTTTTTCTTTGGCAAATAACTTTTCGCAATGTTCGCATTTAAAATTTAATTGCATTGACTTCTTTTTTATCCCAGCCAAGATTTTGGCAGTAGTCTTTGATTTCTCTGTCTGTGGTAATGACTGCAAGTGTAGCAAGGTCTGCCCTCTTCATTGTTGGAAATAGGTCTGCAAGGAATTCTTCTTTTTTATTCTTTTCTTTCTTTAATGCAATCCACTCATGAAACTGTTTGGCCTTGCTTTCATGACTGCATGAAGCCAGAGTCAGCCATTGCAGTTTAGGATGCTGGCTGACATTGGCCCAGTTTTTGTTGTAGTATTGATTAACTGTGAGTAGATAATGTTCTTGTATTTCTCTATCTGTGGTAGCTACACTGCTGATATATCTGTTGAGATTCCATAGATCTCCTTTGATTTCTTTGCGGCCTTCTTCCGTGGCAGCATCCCAAAGTTCTTTAATTCCCTGGTCAACACAGGGTATGATATCTTTGAATAGGTCTACGTGTTTGTTTTTAGCCATGATCTTTGCTCAAGTGATATAGTATTTTAACACGATCGAGAGCAGCTTGCAAGGCCTGATTAGTCCGACCTGCTCGAACTATGTCTTCCCAAAGTCTTAGTTCGTCTTTTAGAAGTAGTGCTAAATCTCTTCCAATTTCAAATCGTTCGTTGTGTGATGCACCGAACTCTCTAGCATAAGTTATGCCGTCGGCTTTTTCATAAATGTAGGTTGCGCCTGGTTTAAGATTTCCCATATCATCCTTTACAAATCATAACGCAGTCTTTTGGCCAACTCACTTCCATGGTATAACCCCAAGCTAACAAAATTTCAACTGCTAAATTTCCTTCTTCACCGTAATATCGTTTTGATAAATTTTTATCTTCCATTAAAATAACAGGTTTGAATTTTTTAATGGTATTTTCAGCACCTCGAAGTATGTAAGGTTCATACCCTTCACAATCCATTTTTATAAAATCAATATCTTGTAAATCAAACGAATCTATAGTATTACACGGACATTCTCCACTTTGATTTTTATTAATTGATGTACCGAATGAATGTTTATTATAAATTAATGCTACGGTTTCTTCCTTGTCACTTAGGCCGTAATCGTATACTACTACATTATCCAGTTGAAATTTTTCTACATTTTTTCTAAGACATTCTCGAACCGAGATATCTACTTCAAATGCATGAATCTTAGAAAATTTGCCATTTAAATTATAACTCATCAGACCGTAATTTGCACCAGCATCGATTGCACCAGTAAAGTTTTTAACATATTTTAAGGCAGTGTCGAGTTTATTTTTTTGATAGTCAATTATTGTGATGTTATCATCTTCTCTTCCTTTTCGTTCTTTTGATAAGGCAGATATAAATGCACGATCCCCAGGCACAGTGATCCAGTCTTCGATGTTCATATGATAAATTTACCTTGTAAAATTAAACTAGACCGCACAGTTCTCTTAGCTGTTTGATAGAATATTGTGTTTTAGATTTTGCCTTTTGATGGCTAAAATATTCAGATAGCCAACATCTGTTTAACGGTGTTTGCGATTTATTCGATGTTCTTAAACTAGAAAGATCAAACACCTGTTTCAAAAAAGGCCTAGCTGCCAACACAACCACTTCACTATCATACCAGTGAGTTATTGCCGGATCTCTCTCAGAATAAAGAGTTTCATAATTCTTTACATATTGATTATAGTTAACATGAGCCGGATTAACAACTACAAATCCGCTTTCGGCTCCGAATGATTTTCTAATATCAAGATTAACATATTCTTCTTGGGTGTAATTCGGAGATGTACTATAGAGTTGATCAAAAAATCCAATTAATTTATTGTTGCTCAACAGGTCATCGAATTTGTTATAATCAATTTCTTTATGAAATAATAAATCAGCATCCACCCAAATCAATCTGTCGGCCTTGGTGTTCTTCATTGCATCTAAAAAAGCAAATCCCTTTTTAGCAAATGTTCTAGCACCCCCTGGAGTTTTTCCTACAGAGATTTCAAGAAATCTTGTATGATTGTCCTTGCAATGCTTTCCCCAGTCTTTCCAACTAATTCTAGAATCAGTTAACCCTGGATTAAAATCTTCACCATAGACAACCAATTCCATATTTGGTCTATTCCAATGTTTTAGCCAAGATTCTATCATAACTTGTCCTATATGATCATAGTAGGGTTTATGCATCGATGTTACAAACTGGTATTTCATTGGCCTTCCTTGAATTCTATTTTGTATTTTAATTTTGCAGGAACACCGGCATACATACATCCTGCTTCATATACTCCTGGAGTAACCACAGATCCGGCTGCAATTACTGCATTATCACCAATGGTACAAGGCCCTATGATTATTGCATGGCTTGATATCCATACTCCTTGCCCAATTACAATATCACTTCCTTTAGTTGGCGCTTTTTTTCTTGCTGCCCCTTTTAAATCTATATTATGTGTTCCTGTTAGGACAGAGACATAACTACCAAAAAAAGTGCCGTCTCCGATAGTAACTTGACCAGAGTTTAAATTAAAAAATGTATTTTGCAGTTTAACTTTTTTGCTAGAGATCAGTCTTTCTCGGCCACCTAAAAATCTTGGTGTTTGGAGAGTAGCATCGATCACATACGGACCTATTTTTTTTGCTATTTTGATTAAATCTTCTTCAGACAGCGTAGTTAGCAGGTTATCTATATCCACGATAGGTCTCCGGATTATTGCCTATGAACACAGACAATTCAGCAGTATCAAAATTATAGTTTTTAGTATTATTAATAATAGCCACCTGCTTAGATCCGCCTGGATCAGAATATAATTCATATAACTTATATTGATCTTTGATTTCCCAAAGATACCTGTTAACTCCTTCGAGATCTGTATCATCAAATACAATTACATCGCAATCTTTTAGCTGTTGGTGGTCCCATTTAACAGTGTCATAACTATGCCCGCCATCGATATACGCCCAAGCTGCTATGCTGGGAGTTAACGTGTCTGTGGTGTATCCTTCCTTCAATTCATATGTAACATGCGGATTTCTTTTGCAGAGTTTGTCTAATTGTCGACGACATTTAACAATATTGCCTGCACCTTTGCCGTTGTCTTCATCGATATGAAGTTGTGTGTCACCACCAAACAGATCATAACCTATGATATGTAATTTTTTAACTTTGTCTTTTAACAAATTGCCAATTGCAACAATACTTCTTCCGCGGTGTGCGCCGATTTCGATATATGTTGCACTTTCAGTGGTAACACTAAGACTTAAAAATGCCTTGGCCGTTCGATCTAAATGACCAAGTTTTCCTTCAAGATATGTTGTCATAGCATTCCTTTGTTCGACAATCTCTTTATATCAGCATCAACCATCATTTTAACAAGGCTGTCGAAATCTATTTTACGTTGCCAGCCCAACACAGTTTCTGCTTTGGTAGGATCACCGCATAGACTATGCAATTCTGCAGGTCGAACAAATGCTGGATTGGTTTCGATATAGCTTTGCCAGTTATCAATGCCTGCATGTTTGAATGCACGTTCTAGTAAATCACCAATAGTGTATTGCACACCTGTGGCAATAACATAGTCGCCTGGTTCGTTCTGCTGTAGCATTAGCCACATGGCTTCGACAAAGTCTCCTGCAAATCCCCAGTCTCGTTTGGCATCTAGGTTGCCTAACACAATCTTGTCTTGAAGGCCAAGTTTGATTTTTGCAACACCGTCGGTGATTTTACGTGTTACAAATTCCTTGCCACGAATAGGTGATTCGTGATTAAAAAGTATGCCGTTTGATGCGTGTAGGCTGTAGCTTTCACGGAAGTTTACCGTCATCCAATAGGCATATAATTTAGAAACTCCGTATGGACTGCGTGGCCAGAATGGAGTATGCTCATCTTGTCGTCCGCCTGAGATTTCAATACTGTTGCCAAACATTTCACTGGTACTGGCTTGATAATATTTGGTATCTGAACTATGCTGTTTAACAGCATTGAGAATATTTAAAACTCCTACAGCATTTACTTCAGTGGTTGTTTTATTTAGATCCCAACTTGCTCCAACAAAACTCTGCGCAGCAAGATTATAAAATTCGTTTGGCTTTAAACTTTTCACTAAATGATTCATACAGCCGTCGTCTGTGATATCTCCGGTAATTAGCTCAATATCATTTTCAATTCCTAGAAATTTGATATTTTCCAAATTTGGATTTGAATATCGCTTAACTAGTCCGTAGACTTTGTAATTTTTTTCTAGAAGTAATTTAGCAAGATATGGACCATCTTGCCCAGTCATCCCTGTAACAAACGCTGTTTTTTTCATATTCATTTTCCTTTTTTCTTTGAACTGCCTGTTTTATTACCGCCTTTGTTATGAACCATATACCCTTGATGTATGTGATTAAAATTGCTTTTTCCTAGGCCAGGTGTGAGATCCAGTACAGTTATTTTTTTCTCGTTTACAAATTTATTTCGAGTGGCATCGTAAACATGACAATCAGTGTATGCTGGTAATTCAGAATAAATTCTATCGCTGTTATAGTAATCAATAAATTCATCAAAAAACTCATCAGCATAGGCATGTTTAAGATTAAATCCAATAAATCCTGTTTCAGTATATCTTCCAACTCTTCCTAAATATGATGTAAAATAATTATCTGGTAACAAATTATTTAGATACTGTTCAGTTATATTGTTCTTTAATACTGTATCGGCATCTAACCAAAATAATTTATCCACGTTACTATTTTTAGCCGCATGCCAAATAGCGTAACTTTTATGACTAAATCTTACGCCGTCTTCCATAAAACTGTTTGGTTTTTTATCTGAATGTCTTTGTTTAAATTTAGTTAAATTAGGAACAGATGGTTCGAGAGGAATGATCGAAACATTACTAGGCACTTTAAACTTTACAGTATCGATATACAAAAAAACTCTTATTTTTTTATCTAGATGGGCGTCAATTCCATTTACAAGTAGATTAGCGTACTCATGGTATCCATTATCGCTGAATGTTGAAACTATACCGATCATAGCACGTTTTTATATTCTTTCACACAATCTGTATTGTGTGCATTTATAGTTTTAGAAAATAATAAATCAAGTTGTATAACCTCGCCGGCTGAGATGTGGTCGTCGATGCAATCCAAAATATAAAACCCTAAGTTTTCTAATCTTTTTACAACATCAATTGCCAGAGGAGCTCCTTGATTATATTCCATTAGTGAAACTTCTATCAAAAGTAAATCATTAGATTGTAGAAATTTTGTACCACCATTGATGATGTCGAGTTCTGCTCCTTGAACATCAATCTTAACCAAATCGAATTTTTGATTTTCAAAAAGTATATCTAGTGTAGATACCTCTACATTGATTTTTAAAATTTCATCTTCGGGGATATTTTTCCAATTAACTTCTGGATAAAATGAAGCTCCTTTAGATCTTGGTTTTCTTTTAGTAGTAAAAAATTCTAAGATTCCAATTTTATCAGACAACGCAATCATATGATAAGGAGAATTTTTTCTTTGTAAAAATCTTTCGCAATGAGGATTGGCTTCAACCATAGTTACTGAAGCTTGGGGATATAATTCTTTAAGACTATCAAAAAACTGTCCGCAATTTGCACCGATATCCAGACATGTTATATTTGGTTGAGAGAAATGCGTTCGAAGTTTTTCTATTTTAGGTAACGATGATTTTTTCATTGATTTTCCTTGTGTACCCAAATGTAATCACATTTAATTTTTGTTGCAAGAACATATCCTAATTTAGTTAGGAAAGATGACAAGGCATCAAATTGTATTTTAAACATTGCTTCCAAAATAATCACAGGCTTGCATCGCTCAATTGTCTTAATTGCTCCCTGCAGCACAGGAAATTCAAACCCCTGAGTGTCAATTTTTATTAAATCGACCTCAAGCTGAAGATCGTCTAATTTTATAATTTGAATTTCTTCTTTTATTAATTCGTCGCTGCTAGACTGAAAATCGACTATTGAGTAGTTTCCGCAATTGTCTGAAGATGCCGGCAAAGAAATAACAGTTTCCTCATTGCAACTACCTAACCCGTAGTTGTGTAACACTATGTTTGTAAAACTTTTACAATTTTCTTCAAGACATTTGAAGTTAGATGTTACTGGTTCAAAAGAATGAACATGTTTAAATTTTTGTGCGAATCTAACAGTGTGTAACCCTACATTTCCCCCAACATCGATTACAGTATTAAATTTTTTTACAAAATTATATGATGCATCGATGGTCAATTGCTGATATGTTGTACCCGGATATTGCAACAGATGTATTTCAAAATGCATGTCATTATCTGGCATAGCCCAGCCTTTGATTTCTTTCATTTATTATATCCTACTGTTTCTCTAGAAATATCATCATGGTCAAATTCTGCCCAATATAGTTCAAAGGCGACACAGTCAGTAACAGCTTCAAATTGATGATATTCACCAGGAGCAACTTTTGTATATTGTCCTGCTTTGAGAAGGGTCTCGTCAACTAGATCGTAATCGCCTTTCCAAACACGGATAATCATCTCTCCAGATTCTACAAAGAATCCATTCCATTTAAACTTGTGCTTATGCTTGGAACACACACCACCAGCCTTGGCTTCAATACGGTGAAATTCCAATACACCGTTTGCCTCTAGTAATTCAGTTTGTCCCCATACTTTTCCTGCCTTCATAGTAACTCCTTAATATGTGTATTTAATCAGATCAGTTTGTGCAGTTGTAAAACTTCGCTTTGTCTACTGACTTCTTTGACAAAGAACACACAAGGCGGATTAGTTTCTTCGCTGAGTGGTACCGTTAATAATTGCCCGTTTTTCATCTTAGGAAAATACCAGCGCACATCCTGATAGATATTAACAATTTCTATAGGCATATATTCTGCTCTAAATCCCTTGATAGGATTGAAAACTAGTGCATCAAACCCACGCTCATTGATCGAAGTCAACGGTAATACTTCTGGGTCAAGACCACAATCTTTGTCGCCTACTACCATGCACCAGTCTAGGGGCATTTGTACTTCGTAACCTCCTATGTTCAGTACAATAGCGGGCGAGTTAAATGATTCCAGAAATATCAGCGGCATAAAAAAGAAATCTGGTTCTTGAGGATTGGAATTATCTAGTACCGAAAATCTCGTGTCTTCGTCTACCTCGTCTGGCAGTTCGTTTAAATCAAATGCTTGATTGTTTAGTGTAAGTATTCTCATATATTAACCTTGGTGATGGTAAAGGGGTATTTGGCCTCTTTATAAAACTTTTTTCTTTCTGTAAGATGCCTCTTGGCATATTTGCAGGTGCTGGTAATGTCCCAGATTTCTACGTGATCTTTGTCTTCTGCTTTTCTAATGCCTCGCCCAATGCTTTGTATAACGCGGACAAAGCTCTTTCCGGGTTCAAGAAGAACCAGATTAAAAATGCGTGGAATATTAATACCCACAGCGGCCACACCATAAGTCGCCAAAATAATCTTGCCATCACTTGTTTTAATTTCATCGTATTCTTCCTTGCGGTCATCTAACTTCATCCCACCGCTAACAAATACCGCCTCTGGTATCAAGTCAATTAATTTTTTCCCAGTATCAATCCGATTGATTAATACCAGAGTATTGCCGGTAGCAGATAGTGCAGTGATCTTGCTGGCAATCCACTGTAATCGCTTATCGTCTGTGACAAGAAACGAGTATTCATCTTGGAATGACGTAAACACCTGTACATCTGTGGTCTGTAACACATTGATATTCAACTGTGCCAGCACACCTTTTTCCTGCAGATCATGCGCACTCACTTGGTTTATCACAGGACCTATACTGGCCAATATGCCTTGAAACTCCCACTGTTCTTTAGGTACAGTTCCGGTAAGTCCCCAGCGTATGGCACAGTTGCGAAAGTTCTGTGTCAACAGTTTAGTCAGTACTTCTGCCTTGGCCTGGTGGACTTCGTCAACAATAATTGCACAGACTCCTTCACAGAATTCTGCCAAAGTCATGGTGTCGTTGTCATAACTTTTCTTATCTAATACGTTTAATGATTGCCATGTACAGATAGTATGCGTCTTGCCTAATTCTTTTCTGTCACCGAAGTACACACCTACATCCAGTCCTAGATTACGATAGTCTTCTTCTGTTTGAACCACAAGACTTTTATTAGGAACAACCACCATAGTGCGTCCATATGGCTCACATAGATGACTTAATGTAGCAGTGGTGATTGTTTTGCCAGCGCCAGTGGCTACTTCTTGCAGGGCCTGAGGATTCTCTAAAAACTTGTTGATTACTTCGTACTGATAGTCTCTCAGCACGATAGGTTCTCCTGCCTGTTGATGTCCTTTAGGCCAAGTCTTGCCAAGGTCAGCCCAATAATTTTCATCGATGGCAGCAAATTTTAATTCCTGATGCGGTCTGAGATCTTCAACTTCGATGTCATATCCTTCATCCTCGATCACTGCTAGAATCACATCAAGATGTGCAAGATATCCGCTGCCGCCGATATTGAAATAGGTTTTAGTTCCATCCCAACGACCTAGTTTGTATGCTGGCATGTGGCGAGCATACGGCAAATCGAACTTTAATTTATTGACAATTTTCCGTCGTGTTTCAACCCGCAGCCCATCTACCTTGATGTTTACTTCGTCTTTGATTGTTAACTTACAGTTCAACAATTTTTTGTCCTTTAGTTTCTGTTGGTCTAGTATCACCAAGATATATCACACAAGGGTGACACATAAACCAATCCCGTGCCATGGTATTTGTTGGAGGAAAAATGTTATTTGTTACTAATAGTGTAACATCATTGTCTGCCTTAAACAACCACTTAGCTGGCTTTGATTCAAAAATTAATATCCTGCCAGTTTCGACTTTGCCGCCAACTCCCGCGATCTTGATCCAATCGTTCAAGCCAGTGATAGAATCTTTGTTATCTCTAAAACACACCTTGATTTCTTCACGGTTGACACCACTTTTTTCGGCATCAGCAACAAAGCTCTGTAGCCATGGCAATGTAGCACTGCTTCGATCTAGTAACACACATATTTTTCCAGAAACAGATTTAGCTAACTGAAAAAACTCTTGATTGGTTTTCAACCAAAAGCTGTTTTCTTGGCTAGCTGCGATTTTTTCTATGGCAGTATGGGGTTTTCCGGCATAGGGGTAGCCCATGCTTTTTGCCAATAGCAAATCACTGTCATAGCAGTCTGTTTTATTATCACGCCACCAATCCTGAGTGCCCTCGCTGGCATTAAACAATGTCACCCAGTCGGCACACAAATCGCACGACGGCAAAATATCGTCCTGGTTTTGCCAAATTTCTTCAACATCGCCTAAGGCAATCATAAACGAGTCGTCGATTTCGAAATTATGTTTGCAGGCAAATTCGTAGAGCGCAATTAAATTATAATAATAAAAATCCAAGCGTCTTACTTTAGTGTCTGGATCCCAAAGTCCATGTATATGCAGTGCATCTCGACTTGCGATTTCATCTTCGAACTCTTTTTTTAACTGATAAGGAAATTTTAGACAAATTTCCAGTTTGTTTTCACGTAACTCTACATATATTCTTTTACTGAGATCAAGGACTCGAAATCCCCTGCGCCATTTGATATCTTGCAGTCGAGGTCTATAATCAAATCCTGCCATGGCGGACATGGTCTTGTATTTTTCCAATAATTTTATGAGGAAATTTGCCTGATTTTTAGTAAGCTCACTGCCATTGATAATTTTTTCATGAAAACTTGATATGGGTGAGAAATCTTGACCTTGTATAGAGATTTTCTGTTGACTGACCCAGTGATAAAACTCTGTGAATATATCTTCGGCAAATTCTGATGGTAACATTATTCAAGTATACAGCCTTGATTTCCGGTTGTCAACTGAATAATCTAGAAATTGGGATGCCTTGGCGTATCTCGTTTACTGTCCACTCAGTGTGGCATAACTTCACGAACCACTCGGATCTATCAGGCACATAAGGATTGTCTAGTTCCGACCATTTGATGCTGAGATCTGCGGCTAGACTAGATGAATCACACAGAACGGGAACACCATGTATCGATGCTTGAACAGCTGGTCCACTGTTGTGGTTAATTACACAATGATAATTGTAAAAAATATCGAAATCGTCATAACTACCCGGAACTAGCACAGGTCGTTCAACCTCTACTCCAGACTGCTTGAACGGAAATGATGATCGAGGATGATATCGCACACGAACTCTTCTATGAGTATGCTGTTTTATTTTTTCAATAGTGTCTGCTACCCAATCTTTCATGGCAGGCATGCCTTGCCATTGAAGACTTTCTTGATGTTGGCAGGCGATAAGTATTTCGCCACGACGTGTTGTAGCAATCGGCTGTAATTTAACACCTAATTTTTCGGGCCTACTCGTGTCGAGGTCGATGTTGTTGCCAAATTTACCAAGATTGTTGATATGGTCAAGACTGATGCGCCAAGTTTCACCTCTTTTTAGATTGCCCACCTCTACTATCATTACAGGCGTGCCTTGCTGTTGGCATTTATCATAAATCTGCTTATTTTGTCGCATTCTTCCTGACCACAACACCGACCATATCACTGCAACGTCCTCGTTGTCGGCAACAATGTCATGTCCTCGTTGTCTCAGCCCATGTTCTATGGCATCAAACACTGGGGGACTGTTCAAAGCACCGTATTCTCGATATAATCTGAAGCGCATAATTTTAATAAATAATCTACGTAGTTAATGTTGCTGTATATTTATAGACGATGAACAAATTCCAAAAAAGACTGCATAAACTTTCAAGAGATCACGCTCATGCCCTAGTGCTAGGATCGGCTTTTGGAATTTTAGATCAGGTTGTGGAAATATACGACACCGTGTTTGTGATCAGTGCTGACCGGCCGACTATCAAAGCTAAAAATCTTGTTTACAAAGAAACTTTTGTTAAATTAGATCATATACAAAACATTGCGTCAATCTTTATCGATCACAGTGAGCTGTGCAATCTTG